TCCGTATAGATTGCCTACTTGAGGTATAGTTTTTATATGGTTTGGGAGCGTACGCGCTAAATTATCCTATTAATAATAATCTGAAAAACATAGCCTCAGGCACCTCTCTAACAGCCTTCGGCATCCTCTCCCAAAATCCCCCTAAAATAATATAAGGAATATCTTATGACAGACAATAAAGACCTTGACAAAGGCTCAGGCGCTATGGTGCCGGAGGCTTCCGAGAAGATTGAAGGTACTAACCTAGTAGCTAATCGTGGAGGCCGTCCTAAAGGCTCTATCAACATCCATTCCAAGGCTTCCGTTAAGAAGCTCCAAGAGCTAGGGTATGACCCTATTGAAGAACTCGTATCCTACATCAAAGAGGTTGACGAGTCTCTAGCAGCCATGGCAGACTCTAAGAAGGGTACTGCGGCTCATGCTCAACTAATGAATAACAAGTTCAACGCTATCAACGCCCTAATGCGCTATGGATACTCTCCAACAGCCCTTCAGTCTGAAGACAAGCATGAGAGCGTCGAGAAGACCCCTATCGCTATTACTCTTACAACAGCCTCAGACAGTACTACAACAGTAAGTGTCGGAGACTCTAAGGGCAGTGTAGATAGTAGTGTTGAAGACTCTGGTAAGCCTAATTAGTAGGTAGTGCCGGAGGCTAAGGCTCTCTCAAGGCTCGCTGGAGTCTATGAGGGGCGGGTGGGCACCCCCTATCCGGGGTTTGAGATGTATAAACTTGCATTATGGCCTGGTCTACGCATTTTCAAACTTCCATATAGGCCCCCTTCAAAAATTTTAAAACCCTTCCTAATAGGCAAAAATATTACCCTATATTTCTGGCCTCGAAGGTTTCCGTTAAAGGTCATTAACAGTCTCCAGATAGACTCAAGCAGTCCTTTCGAGAGGTGATAGATGTTATTCTTTCTCTTCTCTCTTTCTCTCATAGAGAGCCTCGTAGAGGCCTTCCCAAGTCTTTTGATACCTCTGGGATAGGACCTTATGAATGCTTCTCTATGGTGCACTATGTGCCAATAAAGGTATGCCGAAGGCTACCTCTAAACTCAAAAAGGATTATATCATGCCAGTAGTAAAAGGTAAAAAGTACCCTTACACAACTAAAGGTAAAGCTGCAGCTGCTAAAGCGCGCAAGAAAAAGAAAACAACTAAGAAGAAATAATGTGGACAAGAGTATCATCTCCTACCAGACCTAGGATAAGTTCTCCGCCTTTTCTTATTATTTGCTACCTTAACAAACCCTATAGGCCTCTTCACTGGGGGTCTCTTTTAGTACCCCTATGGAGAAGTAAAGTGAAAAAGAAGAAATCAAACCTCTACGACAACATTCGTAAGAAGCGTGCACGTATTAAAGCAGGCTCCGGAGAACGTATGAAACGTAAAGGTACAAAAGGTCGTCCTACAGCTGCTACCTTCCGTAGAGCTAAGAAGACCGCTAAAACAACTCTCGCCAAGAAGCGAAAGAAATAATGAGAATCCTTGCAGTACTGTGTGCTTTAGGGATTTTCGCTCTTTGGGAGTACTCAGATAGACAGAGAAACTATCAACACTCCTTCGTACAAACCATTAATGAGGTTGTTAAGCCTCTAACAAATAGATTTAATTAAAGGCTCCAGATAGCCGGAAGAGAAAAAGATGACAAAAGAAACTAAACCCGTTATTGAAATTAACGGAACCACTTACACAGAAGACCAACTAACAGAAAAGCAACAGCTCCTTATTAAACACGTTCAGAGTATGGATGCTAAGATCAACAACGCTCAGTTTGAGCTAGATCAGCTGTCAGTAGGTCGTAAAGCCTTCATGGAAATGCTTGCTGAAGACCTAGAGTCCCCAGCAGAGTAACTAATACCGCTTCTATAGCTCAGTTGGTAGAGCAGTTGATTTGTAATCATCAGGTCCCGAGTTCGAATCTTGGTGGAAGCACCAGGAAGGGTGGCAGAGTGGTTGAATGCACCGGTCTTGAAAACCGGCATGCGTGTGAGCGTATCGAGGGTTCGAATCCCTCCCCTTCCGCCATTGTACTTCAGGTTAAGTGCAAGGGTGGGCGAGGTCCTTATTAGAGGATCTTGTTAATGCCCTTAGGCACAACTAATGAAACCATCAAAATTTTTGCGCGACGACGCGAGGGAACAGAGATGGACAACAACAAGGAATTATACAATGGCAATAAAGACAAAATACAAAATGCCTAAAGAAGGCAACCAGATTAAAGTCACATATTCAAACGGAAAAACAAAAGCAAGCCGTGTTGTTTATGCCGTGCTTGATAAGTCTGGTGAAGTTAATAAAGAAGCCACAGAAGCTCGTATCGAGTATGTGGGTTCAACTCTTGATCTTGGTGTAGTAGCTGAAGAAGTTATTGAAACACCAGTTGAAGAGGTTACATTTGAAGAGGTAGTTGAAGAAGTCATGGAAGTAGACAAGCTTATTCTTGAAACCCTAGTGGAAGAAGAAGAAGTTTGTTGCGATGACGTCTGTGAAGACTGCCCTGAGTAATGTTTTGGCCGTATAACCCGGAGCGTCTCATCTTTGTCTATGACGTAGAAGACACCTCTGAGGAACAGCTACTCATTGCTTTAACTAAGCTTATGACTGAAATGGTCAAGCGAGGTTACACTGTTGAAGAAGTAGAATACCTAATTTGCCTCAACAAACTTGATGGCAAGTAATTTTCGTCCGAAAGGAATGATAAACAACTGACTACTGCAATTTGAATCCTTTCGAAAAGCCTTTGAAGTAGTAGTTATGTCGGTTTATCTAGAATCGATTTAGGGTTATGGCTTAACCCAGGTAAGGTAAGAGGAAATTAAGGATAGCAAGGGCGGCTTGAGCCGATGCTCGCTACCTTGCTAGACCAAGGGCTTCATCTCCCTCCTCCTTCAGTTTTTGGTAATCTGTCGGTCAAAGAAACCAAACTTACTCAACAAGAAGAAGTAAGGTGCCTCCTTACAGAACAAAATAGAAACTTAAAATTATGGAAATGCTTATCGAATATTGTTTACAGCACTTTGATAAAGGTGGGGTAGCAATGCTATTGGTGTGGATGTACTTCATTCACCGTGATGTAAAATCAAATCAAGACGACATTAACATTATTAAGAATAATCATCTCTACCATATTGAGAAAGATATAGCAGTCCTAAAGGAAAAATCCAAGGATCTCTAAAATGATTTTAGAAAAATACACAACAGAAGAATTAGCCTCAGTATTTGAAGGCGTGAATGATAAAGGCGTAATGGCATTTCTAGTCCTAGAACTGAAACGTATTAGCGCCGAGTTAGAAGAAGTTAAAAAGAACACCGAAAAGAAATCAGTGGGACGTCCACGTGGTTCATTTAAAGGTGAAGCCCCTTCAAAGGGCTATACTCCAATAGGAGAAGTAAATGACGAAAATCCAGACCCAGTGGTGGGCGAATAGCTCTAAGGATTCTAAATCAACACGGATCAAGCGATCTGAATGTGTAGATAAGGAATCCCAAGAAATGTACACATACACAATTGGTGGCCGATTAAGTTTTAAAGAAAAGTTCGATGGCTCATGCTGGCAGATTACTACCGGTGCTAAAGTGCTAGAAACTTTCGAAAGTGAAGAAGCAGGTATTGACCGCTATCACGAATTACTTCTTAATAAGATTGCTGTCGGCATAGTCTTAGGTCATGCTTATATGCGTGAAAATATTGGAGGCTTTAACAGCGGAGCTTCTTATAGTGGCTGGGTGCGAGTCTAGCTTACTACAAATTGGAGAAAAGAATGAATATTGAACTACATCCCTCTCAGTCTGATATTATCCGCGACTTGTTCGTGGAGAAGACGAATAGATATGGGGTAGTATGCGCTTCACGTGGCTTTGGTAAATCTTACCTTGCTGCGGTATCTGCTATGTTAGCAGTACAGGAGCTTATGCAGTTACCGGAAACCGTTCCTAATAAGAACGTTAGTATCGTAGCTCCTACCTATCAACAAACCGTTGACATTTATTACCCTCTATTAGCTTACCAACTTGGTCTAGCTGATTGGGCGCTTACTCATTCTGCTTATACAGGAAAGTTTACTTTTCCTAATAACGTAGAATTACGACTTTGGTCTTATGAGGCTTCAGAGCGCATGAGGGGTAGTGGTCAATACTTTGTTGTATGTGATGAGGTTGTATCTTGGGAAGGCAATCCTGGACTTGAAGAGTCTTGGTCTTCCATTATCCGACCTTGTATTACAACTCGTTGGAGTAAAGAAGCGTCAGAACGCTTTAACGCTCCATCACCGGGTCGTGCTTTGATTATTAGCACACCTAAGGGTTATGACCATTTCTACGACATGTTTAACTATCAAGATGTCGATAAGGATTGGAAAAGCTATCACTATAGTTACCATGACTCCCCTTATTTGTCGGCTGAAGAAATTGAGAAGGTAAAACTAACCGTTGACCCTCTTAAGTTTGCACGAGAATATGAAGCTTCCTTTGAAGATTCAGGTGCTAACGTATTTTACAACTTTAGCCGTACGGATCATCTCGATCCTACTATTGAGTGGCCAGAAGAGAACGAAGTAATCTTTCTTGGTATTGACTTTAACGTCGGTATCCAAGCTACCTCTGCTTTTTATAAAAGAGGCGAAACAGTATATTACTTTGACGAATTCATGGGTCACCCTGATACAGACTCTCTAGCGAAGGCTATTAAGGCTCGCTACCCCAATAATCCAATCCGCGCTTTTCCTGACCCTTCCGGTCGTTCAAGGAAAACAAGTGCGGTAGGAGCAACAGATTTTTCGATCCTCGAACAACATGGCATCCGCTGTCTAGCCCGTAAAAAGGCTCCAGCTATTGCTGATTCGGTTCAGGCAGTAAACACTAAACTTAAAAACGCCAAAGGCGAAGTGCATATTAAGTTTGACCCTAAGAGATGTGAAAAGACTGTTAAGTCTATGGAACGTACCTTATGGTTAGACTCTAATCCGGATTCTCTGGTCATTGATAAACGATCAGGGGATGAACACTTTTCCGATGGTATCCGTTATGCTATCGAATATCTATTTCCTGTCACAGGTGGTAAGAAGCGTGTGATTACAGGTAGTAGACTCATCTAACTACTGGACTCCTAATGGCTAAAAACCGTAAACGACAAACACGTAAACGTCAAGAACAACAACTTCAACCTCAAGAAAGCTTTGGCAACAAGGCTATTCATATTCAACCTAAAAATTATAAACAAGAGGAAATGTTAAAAGCAATTGACTTTAACGTACTTACAGTTGTTATCGGTCCAGCCGGTACAGGTAAGACGTATTGTACTGGCATGAAAGTAGCGCAACTATTTTCTACTGGTAGATACTCTCGAATTGTACTAACCCGTGCTAATGTTCCAACAGGCAAATCCCTAGGATTCTTTCCAGGGACAGTTGCTGAGAAGATGGAACCTTGGCTTGCTCCAATTACTAATGTCTTAAAAGATGGACTCGGTAAAGGACAGTATGAGTACTTGGAACGCAAGGGAAAGATAATAGTACAACCTATCGAAACTATTAGGGGTAACTCATATGAGGATGCTCTTGTAATTGTAGATGAGGCTCAAAACCTATCTATGGAAGAAATTAAAGCTATCACTACTCGTATTGGTGAAAATAGCAAAATGATCTTAACAGGCGACCCTGCTCAATCAGATGTTAAAAATGGCACAGACCTAAAACGGTTTTGTGATCTATGTAATAGCAACTCTATTGATGTAGGATATCTCGAATTTGGGATTGATGATATCGTAAGAAGCGATATTGTCGGTCAGCTAGTTAGGATGTTTTATAATAAAGGAATTTAACAATGGCGACATCAACAGGCGATGGCCTAAATCCGGCTAACGTATACAGCCAGCGCACTCAATCTAAGAGCGTTGGTGACCCTATTGCTGCCTTCTCTTCTATGCTACCACTTTGGCAGCGTTCAAGAGCGATTCTTGGTGGGGCGCGTAAAGCCAAACAGTATGACCAAGTCCTAGACAGTTATACCTATGGTAATATGCTAATCCCATTTAGCCCAACCATGAATCCACAACAATACTCTTTCTATCTTTCAGAAAGTGAACTACCTGGCCTTTCATCTCAGTATAGTAAGGTTATCATTGGTGGTCTACTTCGTAAGAAACCAGAATTAGAACTCCCAGAAAACTGCCCTGAAGAATGCATGGATTGGCTACTAACCGATTTTGGTTCAGATAACTCTAATCTAATCTCATGGCTTCATGAGGCACTCTGGGAAGAACTACAAACTTCACGAGCTTGGGTCGGTGTAAACTATCCTGAAGTTCCAGAAGGTGTAGAACTAACTCCAACAGAACAACGTAATCTTAAACCTTTTCCGGTTATCTATAAAGCTGAAAATGTTATTAACTGGAAACGAGGCAAAAATCCTGTTACCGGTACAGATCGTTTAGAGCAAGTAATTATTCGTATGCACGAAGAACGTTTTGCTGATAATGAATTCCATGCAGACATTTTTGATGTTGTTTATGTTCATGAACTTGATGCCGAAGGTTTTTACCAAGTGCGTAAGTTTGAGCGTAAGCAAGATGAATCTGCTGCAGTGTCTAACGGCTCAATCAACCTACAACAGGTTGAAAACCGTTCTGATCAAGGTAATAGCTTTGCTGAAGTTGGCCGAGCTACACGCATTCTTCAAAATGGAGAGCGCCTTGAAGAGATTCCTATGTATCCTTTAAATGGCTCCATCGATTGCATGGAACCAATCCTTACTCCACTAGTAGATAAGGAAATTGCGGTATATAATAAGATGTCTCGTCGTAACCACCTTCTTTATGGTGCAGCGACTTACACACCTGTTGTAGCTTCAGATATCACTGACGAAGAATTTCACGAAATCGTAGAAGCCGGTCTTGGCTCATGGATTCGTGTCCGTCAAGGTGATGAAGTATCCGCTTTGGAAACTCCAACTGATGCTCTTAAAGATTACGACCGTGCTATTAATGATGGTATTAACGAAATCGCTAATCTTGGTGCTCGTATGCTAAACCCAGAAGTTCGTTCAGGACAGTCTGGTGTTGAGCTCGACATTCGTCACTCTGCTCAGAAATCACTTTTATCTGCTTTGAATACTAAGGTATCTCAACAGATGCGTCGTATTATCGCTATGATGATTAACTGGCGCTATGACATGGATTATACAGAATCAGACATTATGTTTACTCTGTCAGCTGACTTTAACCCATCACCAATCGGTGAACAGTATCTACGTCTAGTTACTGAATGGTATGAGTCAGGTCTTATTCCTCGTTCAGTATGGATTGAGATTGCTAAACAGAATGATGTTATCGATTCAGAGTATGATGATGAACTCGGACAAGACGAAATTAAAAGTGATGACCTTGTAATGATGGGGTTAAACCCACAATTAGATCCAACAGCTCCAACAGCTTCTAAAGCTCCGGGCCAGGATATGCCAAATAAGGTACGTTAATATGAAAAAATCACTTGTTGCAGGACTATGTTTCTTGCTAGCAGGGTGTGCTGGTCTCTCTAATATCCTTCCTGAAGGAACTTTAGAAGTAGGCGCAGCCGTAGTATGTGGGGCAGGAGCGGCAGCGGTCGCACCTGAACCTACAACCGTAGCAGCCGCTGCAGGTGCCTGTGGCGCTGCTGCTATTGCGGTAACACCAAGTAACAGTGTAGCTAGTGTAAAAAATGAATACCAAGCCTCTGTTCAAAAAGCAAGAGATTGGCAACAGTTCCTTATCTATGGTGGTATTGTTGCTTCACTTTTATTCTTTATCGTTATTCCATTTCTACAACGTAAGTTTAACATTAAGGAAGTTGAGAAGGCCCGTATGGAGTCACGTCCAGAGGATGCTCAACAGATTAATGACTTGTTAGCGATGGTCGCAAGAATGAGAGAAGATAAATAAAGGAGCGGGGGTTAATTCCCCTGCCTCCAAACTAGGAGATTTTAAGTTATGACACTTAATATTCAATCTAATACTATCAATAACGACTTGTACGACCGCTCGATCGGTCACGCCCTTGATGCGAGAAGTTTTGAGAATTCGGTAGTAACACAGCATAAGGGTATTATTGAAGACTTTCGTAAGGATCTCCGTAAGGCGTCTAGTGGCGTCGATTTCTATAAGGCTAAAGAAAGAAAGAATTTCTTAGCAGCTTTTGAAAAGAAGAACGCTAAACTTATTTCTAGCCTATCCAACAGTGCGGCTGAGGAAATCAGAGACTATGCGAGAGCAGCAGTTGATTTCCAAGTGAGCAGCATCGAAAAAGGCTACAAGCAACATGCTAGTAGTATCTTTAAGGTAAAGCGCCCTCGCACTAACGATATTCTAAATGACATCGTCGGTACTAACATCTATGAAGATGGTAAAGACAAAAGTACTGGGATGCGTCAGCAGTATAATCGAATCGGTAAAGGTCAACTTCTCCGAGTAAATACTGCTCTTAAAAATGGACTAAAAGATGGCTTAAGCAATGACGAGATTATCGCCAAGCTTATGAAGTCAACTAAGTTAACAGAAGCACAAGCTCGAACTCTTGTGCGGACAGGTATTACAAATGCACAAACTAAATCCTTTATCGCTTCTATGCAATCTAATAGCGCGGTTATTAAAGGCTACCGTTTCACTGCTACTTTGGACTCTAGAACTAGTCGCATATGCGCCCACCATGATGGCACTGTGTATGGTCTTGAAGACACTCAGTGGTTTCCTCCCCTACATTGGAACTGTCGTTCTACTGTTACACCTGTTGTAAAGTCTTTTGAAGAGTTACTTGATGAAAAGCCTGATGGCGTTAAACTTCAAGTCCTTCGTAAACTAAAGCCAAAACAAGTTAAGGCACTTCGTGGCTATCCACCTGAAAGAGAAACTTTCGATCGGTGGCTACGTCGTCAGCCTCATGAAACAAAGCTAAAGATCCTGGAAACAGATGACAACATTGAGTTGTTCCAGAGCAATAACCTTCCATTAAACAATATGCTTAATAATAAAGGTAAATTGCATACTATAGCTAAACTACGTAAGCTTGATAAAGAGCGTACTGTTGTTTATCCTACTCGTCAACACGTACTTTGTAAGACACAACAGCTTCAACTTCAAGTCGATGCAGCTACTCCTGAAGAGCTTATTCGTAGTAAAAGTAATCGTGATCAGCTAACTGCACTCCTTGCAGGTGATGCTGAACTATTTAATAACCCTTTATCTCTTATTGATTACCGTGGCATATTACTTGCCAGTAAACGTAGGAATCGGAGTAAAGAACAAGGTGGCGATACCCGTTCTAGAGAAGCAAATCTAGTGACTGACCCTCTTTCAGGTCAACGGTTTAGCCCAAATGTATACCCACCGAATTACAAAATCTATGATGAGTATTTAGACCTTATTCGTAATTCAAAGAACTTGACAGAACAACAGAAAAAGTTTCTTCTTAACTATTCGGAAACGTTAGGTAAGCTAGACTCTAAAACTGGTAAAGAATATATGTCTGTAAATCAACGCTCAGTAGTGATGAATACTCTTCGTCGCTCATTTGAACGTTATAACAGAGATGAAATTCCTTGGTCAAACTTCACTGCAGTTGTTCGTGCTGATATTAATAAGTTCTCCGTAACTAACGTATCAGAGCGACTTGAAACAGCTGTTCGTCAGAAAGACCGTGTATTCGGTCGTACTGGTGCAGGTGCAGATAAGCCTCAAATGTCAATTGGTGGTCAATGGTATACCCTAGATGAAATTAGTGATAATCTACGTAAGAATGAAAAGTATATTGATACTTGGACAGAGACCCGTGGTCGTCAGCTAGCTCGTAACTTTTATGCGACTGGTAAAGCGCCTTGGAGATCTTACCTTTTTGGTCCAAGGAAGGACAATATCTTTGAGGTATTCGAATTTAGAAAGAATACAGCTAAGTGGGCAAAGGAACGATTTGGTATTAATGCTATTAATCGTTTCAGTAAAAAGCTTGCAACAGCTATTGAATTTATTCTGTCTCTACCTTTTAATATTGACCGGCTAACAGCTGAAATGATGGTTAAGATTCGTACCTTCCCTGTAGCCTTACTTGAAGACTTTTTAACTTCAGTAAGTAGCTCAGTACAAGACGCTCTTGATTTTCGTTTTATGTTAACTCGTCAAACACAGCTAGAAAAGACTCGTGAGAAGTTTCTTAAAAGCTTCTTTGAGCCTAAAAATGCTTCGAAGAACATTGATGCCTTATCTGGCTACATGAGAACTGTAGCTGCTTCTGATAGTGCTGACTTTGATCAACTTGCTGTTAACTTAGGTAGAAAACTACGTAAGGATTATGCTACTAGTCCTACTCTAAAACCAACCCTAAAAGATTACCATGAAGATGGTGCTCGTATTATTACATTCCTTGAGAATAAGAAGCTTCTTCGAGTTAATACTCGTGCTGCTACTGAAAAGGGATTGGTTGACCTTGATTCTAACCGTGTTAAGCAAGGTTCTTTCCGTGATGTTATCGTCCGTGAAATTGAACTGCTTGATAAAGATATGATTGAACTAAATAATGCTCACCGACAGGTCTATGTAGGTCGTCGTTTGGGTATTGTTAATAAACGTGATAAGCTACGTGTTACTCCTAAAACACAACAGTATATCGATGCTCGTGGTAATAAAACAGATATCTCTCTTGTTACGAAGAAGGCTGGTGCCAACTTCCTAGCCGATGAGATTATTGACCGTGACTTCGCTAATATGCTAAACTACGCTATGGATGTAGAATATAAAGTTGATCAGAACTTCTCTAAGTTCTTTGATGACCTTTATCATTTCCGTGGTGGTAAGAATGACAAAGTAGCTGAGATTGATAATAAGAACTTTTGGCGAGCTCAAATTAATGGTCGTGGTGAACAAGGCTTCGGTCTTCTTCAGACTATTAAGTATCACCAACAACGTGCTAAGGCTTGGACTAACTACTACCAAATTGATGGTCGTGGTCGTGTTTATGGTCAAGGTTATTTAACACCTACTACAGGTGAAGTTGGTCGTCCATTCCTAGAAACTGCTAAAGCACAACGTTTTACTGTAGATGCTCTTGAAGAGTTGAAGATTCAAACAGGTGCGGTTATTGGTTCTAAGAGTGAAATCGCTACTAAGGTTATTGATCCTAAAACAGGTAAACTTATGAAGGGTTCATTTGTTAACGAAACACTTACCCAAGAAGGTCGTGAGGCTATCTTTAGAAGGCATCAACGTGAGCTCATTGAGTTCGGTGCTATTATTGATGGTTATCGATTTGATAAAACCAAGAAACAATGGGTTAAGTACGAACAACAAAATAAACGACTTCATGACTTCCTAGACCATGAATTTAACTTCCATGATGATGAAGGCAAAGAGCTTCCTCGATTAGCCCGTATGGCTCTCGAGTGGTCTCGTCTATACCGTCATAATGGTGGTTTTGAACGTAAAAGCTTCTCTGATGTTGATATTGATTTTTATCTCAGCGATGATATGCTTCGTACTCGTTCAACTAAGTATCGTACAACTATGACAATCGAAAATGATGCCTCCTCATCAGGAGCGCAGATTATTGGACTGTCTACTGGTGACCGTGCTGTTAGTGAAATTTCTAACGTGCTACCAACAACCAGCAAACAACGTCTATACGATATTATTGCTCAAGCAACAGCTTCTTCCCCTCGCTTCGAAGCCATTAACCGACTCGGTAGTGACATTGATTGGCAGGACTTAGCTAAAGGCGCTAAAGCACAAAACATGGTTACCTTTTATGGTGCGGGTGAAGCTACTCAGACTATGAACATTAGAGATAAACTTGCTGGTCAGCTTACTGGTAAGAAAATCGATGGTGATTCAGATGGTGGTAATGCTTACACTCTCATATTTGAAAAGATTAATGAAGTTCCAAAGAAGTTTAAAGACCCTAAAACAGGTTCAATTCTTCAAAAGTATAAGAACCAAGTCTATGTATTAGATGATGTTACATCAGATATCGATTCTCGTATTGCTCAGGCGAAACAAATCGGTGCTAAGGATGTTATGGATGAATTAAGTGAGCTTAAGGCTGCGTTTAAGGACTCTATGATTAACGACGCTGATGTAGGTTCTAAGCTACTTGCTCATGCTGGTGATATCAGTCAAGATGCTGCTGACCTCGTAGACAAGATGTATAACAGTCGTACTGCTATTGTATCTACTAACGAGTTTAAAAAGGTATCAGAAATTATGTCTGACTTCCTAGCTGATGAAGCTCCTGTTACAAAGTACTTTATTAACAAGTGGAAAGAGATTGCCGGTGGACACTACGAAGATCCACGTACAGGTGAAATCCTTGTTCAATTAACACAACATAAATTTATTAACCGTAGAACCGGTGATACCTTCTCAAGAAATGCTGCGACTAAAGTTGCTGGCTACATTGAGCGGACTGGTTCTACTCGTATGCCTTGGGTTACCTTCGACAATAAGAAGTTATCTCAGATATACCCACCTAAAGTCGAAGCGGCTATCAACTGGACAGATCCGGTTACTGGTCGTAAGATTACAAACGTCATTCAAGACGTGGTAGAAGATACAAGTATTGTTAAAGGCCGTGGTGCCGTTGGTGATGCTGTAACTGGTCTCGGAGTTAACGGGAACCACATGAATGATGCTGCTATTGTTCGCCAAGCTCATCTTTGGGCAAGGAAAACAAGTACACCACACTCTACTATTCACGATGCGTTCTTTACGAATATTGTGGATGCTAGAAAACTTAAAACCGCTTTACGTGGCATCTATGCAGATGCTCGTGGTGGTAAGACTATCCCTCGTACGCTTAAAGCAATAAGGGCGGATGGTCGTAAGCAGATAAGATTATCAAAAGAACAACGAACTAAAGACTATGACACTTTCGAAGGAAAGGTTAAGTCTGCTGCTAAAGAACGCAAACTAATGATGTCAACAGTCTCTAAGATTGATGATAACAAGTTTACTAAACAGGATCTAAGCGATATGCTTACTGAGAATCCTGATTTTATTGTTCGACTAAACCGTGCATTAGCAACACGGGGCTTTTCTCTTGATTCTCGTGGCAAGTTCCAACGAGACATTAACAAGAAGATGGCTGATACTCCTCAGTCAAGAAAAGAGTTGTTAGATAGTTTTGAAAACTTTCGTGTAGCCCAAGCTGCTAATAAACTGGATGAGATCCAGGATATTGCAAAAGTTAACGAGAAAGCCTTTGAAGGTGAACTTGAAGACTTGCTTCGGCTTAATCCTGAGCTCGTGAATACAATTAATTCTAAGCTCGGCACTAAATTATCTCGATCTGATATCGTTAACAAATTCTTTAGAGACGGGGAACCGAACCTAAAAGATGCAGTTAACTCGATTAAGGAGGTCCGTGACTTCCGTGGCAATTTGATTCGTAATAGAAAGAACCAGCTGAAGTTGGCACTAGAACAATCACCAAAAGCTGTCACTCAGATTAGAAATGAATTAGGCCGACGCTACTCAATAGATGAGATTGCCGAGCGCTATACAGGAAGCAAGTTAAACACTGCTCAACTTCGTAAGGAAGCTGGGCAACAAGTGAAGATACTTGATACTCGTCTTAAGGACGATTTAAGAGCTGCTGCCGTTCTGAACTCAGGACTTGAAGCAGAGATACTACGCCGTACAGGAATTGATATGAGTAAGTATGCCCAGAAGTTAAAAACTGGCGAACTTACTGTTGAGGAAATCCTACTTGCAGTTGCTAAACAGCGTAAGAAAGTTAATTCTTCCATTAGGAAAGATCTTAAAGATTTTGATAAATGGTGGAATAAATCCCTTGCCCACTTTAAAGAATTGGGCTTGATAAATCCGGAGAATGAAGTTACCGCTAAGGAAATTATTTCTCCAATCAAAGACGGCCAAGACTGGTATGGGATTGGACCGTAATACTTATTCCAAAAGAACTAAAGCTGTGCTATTAGTTAAACAAATGAGCTGTGCTCAAAGGAAAACATTATGTCAGAAGAAAATACAAACATCGAAGAAACAGTAACTCCAGAGGCGCCTGTGGCGGCTCCAGAAGAGAAGAAAGAAAATATGGATGAAACCATTGCAAAGATTGTTGAACAACGTGTTACCGAACAACTTCAGGATATTAAAGGCAAACTAGACTCTGCTTATGAAATCCGTGATGAAGCTATTCGTGAAGCTGCCAAAGTTAAAGAAGAGCAGAAAGCAAATCAAATCGGCAAACTTGAAGAAGAAGGAAAACATAAAGAAGTATACGAACTTAAACTAGCTGACCTTTCAGGTAAACTAGAAGCTCGTGATGCCCAGATTACTGAACTAACACGCAACACTGCTGTTCGTGAAGCTATCTCTGGTCTAGACTTCCGTAATGATTCTGCTTCTAAAATGGCATACACTGAAATCGTCGGTGATCTAATCCAAGACGAAAACGGTGCATGGATCCATAAGTCTGGTATCTCAATTAAGGAGTTCGCTTCCTTATACCGTAAGGACGATGAAAAGTCTTTTCTTTTCAAACCAAAACAAAGCTCTGGCGTAAACACTGGTAACCCAACTAGTGCTCTACAGAGTGACCCATCAAAATTGACCAAGCCTCTATCAGAAATGAGTCACGAGGAACTCATGCAGTCTATTAATGCTGGCGCATTTAATGGATCAGATGACGGTCGTATTTGGTAACCCTAACTTAAACAATATTTATTATAAATTCCATCTAAAACAGATGGCAAGCACAATTTAAGGAAATAAACTTATGACTGCTTCACTTAACACATTCGGCAACCAAACTTTTGCCCTACAGAACGCCCTAAGCGCATACTCAGATGAGATGTACACTGCTGCTCGTCGCCTAAGCTCAACAGGCATCGTTGGTTCAACCGGCATGATCGACACTTCAACAGAAACTTATGTTGGTCAAATGCGTTGGTTCAAACCAACTGAATCAGTTGTTAACACCGCTCGTCTAGATGACGCGCAAAACGGTGGCGTATCAAGCTTCAACTCAGCCCTAGCTACATACATCAAACGTGTTGGTACATATGGCCACTCACAAGTTAACATGACTCAGGTCGTCGCTCAAAAAGACGGTCTTGCCAAAATCGCTGCTGATTTCGGTGAAGTCAAAGCTAACGACGAGCACTCAGCTGTTCTTTCAACACTAGTTGGTGTTGCTAAATCAGAAGCCTCTTACGGTTCTGGTTCAGTTGCTGATGCCGTTACTGGTGGTATCACTGGTTTCGATAGCGTTTCTGCTACTCCAGCTAACTCAGTTCAAGAGCATGACGCTTCTTCAATCGTAACTTCAGGCGCTGCTGGCACAGGTTCACTTGCTGCCACTACTGGTTTCTACGTTGACGTTAACGCTGCTGGCGAATTCGGTGCCGTTGAAGGTACTGACCGTGGTCTAGTTCAAGACCGTGGTTCTGATGGCCTAGAAGGCGCTGCTCGTGCAGAACGTCTCTTCCAAGCTGTTGGCATGGGCTTTGCTGACTACGAGCCAGACTTCATGTACCTCGTAGCTTCACCAGAAATCTATTCACAGCTTCGCTCTTCAAACCTAGTTGATCAGTCAACTGTAACTGAAGGCAACATCGAATTCCAAACAATCTTTGGTGGCAAGTTCCGTCTAATCATGACACGTGCTTCACAAGGCAACCCAACTGCATACGGTGCTCTTGGTGCCGTTACTGACGCTTCAACAAAGACTTCATTCCTAGTTAAGCCTGGCTCAGTTGCTATGGCTTCTCTCGAAGTTCCAATGCCAGTTGAGATCGACCGTTCTGCTCGTTCTTACCACGGTGGTGGTTCTACAGACGTATTCTATCGCTGGGGCTACATTGCCCACGCAATGGGTTACAGCTGGGGTGGTGCAGATGACCACTTCGCCGATCTATCTGATCTTTCAGGTGCTAACTGGCGTCGTGAAATGGATGTTCTAAACCTAGGTATCCTACCAATCTTCCACGCTTAAATAATATAGGAGTTTCTCATGACAGCAATCAAAGGCACTAACAGCTATGTTAGCCTAGAAGAGGCAGATGCCTACTTCGAAACCCGTATGACTAGTCAAGACTGGTTTGATACAGATTGCGAAGAAAAAGAAATCGCACTCATCACAGCTACATCTATTATTGATAATAGCTCCTGGGCTGGTAGAGCTGTAACAGAAACTCAAGCACTAGCTTGGCCGAGGATCGCATCAATACATGATCCTCGGCTGGGCCGACTTGTCAACTTCTCTGGTACTGAAGCTTCAGCACCGGCAGAAGTATGCAAGGCGACTTATGAACTAGCCATATACTATATTCAAAATCCAACCGTATTTGGTGAGGAAATTGGACTTACTACTTCTACTACAACTACCCCGGATAATATCCGTATCGGTAGTATTGAGCTACAAGGACTGAACGCTAACTCAGAAGCTAAAGCAGCTAAAGGGTTACCTACAGTTCTTCCTCTACGTATTAAAAGTATGTATTCCAAGTACCTTAACAATGGTGGATCTAACACATGGTATAGGGCTAATTAAATGTCATATAACAACTTAATCTCATCACAGGTAGACAATGCGTTTACCTTACTCGGAGATTTGGTCGTTAGTGTAACATTTAAAGAAAGAGAATCTGGAGACTATGACTTTGCTACGCAATCATTCTCAAGTAGTACTGAGACGTCAACAACAATAAAAGCTATCGTACTCAATACAAAAAGAGAACCAGAAGATTACACTAAAGAAGAAATTGAAGTTATCATCAAATCTAAAGATGTAACAGATATTTCTCTTTATGATGAAATCGTCATAGGTTCTAAAACTTACTCAATATCTTCTTTTGAGGATGTTAGTGGGTTTATCCTGCAAATTACCGCTGTAGGAGGTTAACATGGCAAAATTTTCAGAACAACAAGCTGCTATTGAAAGTGTATTCGCTTCAAGTGAATGGCTAGCAAGTGCAGCAGGAACTGTAAAAGTTTTACCTGGTAACTTCCAAGGAAGTATAGCTGACACAGAATTTCTACGCTTAGAACTTCTACCTGCTCGTATTCGTGCTGACTATCGAAAGATCGGTACAGCCGGACAAGTAGTAATTCAGATATATACTAAAGGTAATACAGGTCTCTCTCGTTCAATGCAAATCGCTGATGCTCTCGACGAGTCTTTGCAAACAAAATTATTTACAACCTCAAATGGTAGTATACAAACAGGTCCTAGCGCACTAGCCGTTATCGGCACCGATGAAGCCAACGAAGGTCTTTATCGAGTGGATTATGTCCTAACTTATAACTACTTTGCTAACTAAGGAATAAAATCTTATGGCACATATTGATAATATTGGCGCGTCAATCTATACACGCATCGATTACGTACCAGGTTCAATCTCAACAGCCGACCGTGCTGCTCCGCTTAACCTAGCTGCTAAGTTCGAATCAGCCGCTGCTGCTGATGGCGTCCCAGCTACTACTGAAGCTG